CCCTGATGTCTGCTGGTACTGTGCCAGTCCGCCAACACCCGCAAGGGTGAGACCTCAGGGCTAGCCCTTTTTTTTGGGCTTTTATGCACTACTACCAATTTAACATTGGCGATTACAAGTCGCACACAAATCATTTGGATTTACTTGAGGACTTGGCATATCGCCGACTTCTTGACCTGTATTACTTGCACGAACGCCCTTTGAACAGTGGTGTAGCGTCCGTTGCACGGCAGATAGGTATGCGTGAGCATGAAGATAAAGTGAAATTGATTCTTGAGGAGTTTTTTCACATTTCGCCAGATGGGTGGATAAACCCTCGTGCTGATAGAGAAATCAAGCATTACCACAGCAAGATAGAACAAGCATCACGGGCTGGTAAAGCATCCGCTGAACGCAGGTCAAACGAGCGTTCAACGGGCGTTCAACCAAACAATAAACAAGAACCAATAACCAATAACCATAAACCAATAACCAATATAAATACAACGCCTGAAGGCGTTTCACAAACTGTTTGGCAAGACTTTGTTTCCCATCGAAAAGCCAATAAAGCCTCAATCACTCAAACGGCAATAACCCGAATTGCTAACGAGGCTGAAAAAGCAGGGTGGACACTTGAGCAGGCATTGACCGAATGTGTAGCTAGGGGGTGGAGGGGGTTTAAGGCAGACTGGGTTGCTGAAAAACAAACGCAAAATGGCCTGACAAAAACAGGGCAGCGCAACGCCACTGTATTGCAAGGTTTAACTCGCGGATTACTTGGAGGGCAAAGCAATGTCAAATTACTCAAATAACGAATGCACTCAGGACGAAGGACTGGATTACATTTTTGGCCGCATGAGTGCTATTTACGGGGCAGCATTTTTACGGCACTGGGAGGGTGTTGACTTAGAGCTGGTGCGGGAAGAATGGAAAAGGCAACTTGGAAAATTCTTAACATATCGCCCAAGCATGGATTATGCGATTGACCGTTGTCATGCGGATTACCCACCGAGCGCAATTAAGTTTCGGGAATTTTGTAATGCAGGGCCAAATATTCCAACAAACCAAGCCCAGATTGAATACAACCCAAAGCCTGCCGACCCTGAAGTTATTGCAGAAGCTAGGCGCAAAATTGCAGAATTGATGGAAAAATGGACGAAATAGAAAATTTAATGTGTTCTGTGCCAGGTTGCCCAAGTCGGTGGTCTATCCACATAAGCGGACAACGACCTAAATGTTCAAAGCATCAATGGTCGGACAAAAATCCTGCAACCGAGCGAGATGTTGCAGTTGCAACATTTAAGCAGCCACCAGCTAAGCACTGGCAAGATGATGAGATTTTTTAATGCATGATCACAAATCCCTACTTGACAGACGGCGGGAAGGCCAAGAATTTAGCCTTGCTGACATCAACCGAGCGTTACGAGATGCTGGAGACCTTGCGCCAGACAGAAGCGAGGGACTGGATTCGCCGATACCGATTGAAAGCGAAAGAGCGGGGGCAGCAGGCATGGTGGGGGGATGTGAAGTCCGACATCAAGAAGCGGCGTGGGCAGGCTGGTCTCGATACATTGATTGCAGAAATGGAGAGACAACGTGATAAATCAATTAAGCCTGTTTGAAAATACTATTATTGGAAATACTGTGCTTTGGGATGGCAAAAGAATATCCTTAGATGAAGCAATTAAGTGGGCAAAACTGCGCGTTAAATTAGCACCAAGTTTCCCAAAATACCAACAAGCACTCGAATTTTTACAAAAAGCAAAAAATGACCTTAATTGTAACTTTTGAGGTCGAGGGTGACCCAGTTCCAAAAGGCAGGCCGAGATTTGCCCGTAGGGGGCAGTTTGTCCAAACCTACACAGATTCCAAAACAATCGACTACGAAACCCATGTGGCCATGAAAGCCCGACAAGCAATAGGCGCATCAGAGCCATTAAAAGGGGCTTTAACTGTTTTTTTATACCTTCGATATGCAGTACCCGCCTCATACTCAAAAAAACGCAAGGAGGCTTGTTTAGCGGATCAGGAATATCCCAAGCGCGTAGACATAGATAACTGCTACAAAAGCATCACTGATGCAATGAATGGCATTGTTTACTTGGATGACAGCCAGATAGTGGAGGCGCACATCACAAAGGTGTATGCCGAAAATGCTGGCGCAAATGTAATGGTGCAAGAAAAATGAGACCAGAAGACGCAGCCCAAACAATCAGGGACAAAGCCCCAGCTTATGGAGAAGCCAAAGCGCAACGGGTATATCTTGAGGAATTCCGCAAATCCAAAAAATCCCTGTTAATGAAAGATGCCTTAACATTGGGCATTGAAGCGGCAAACGCACAGGAACGAGAAGCGTATGCACATCCAAGTTATCAACAACTTATTCGTGGTCTGGCTGAAGCAATCGAAAAAGAGGAAACGTTGAAATGGGAGATTGAGGCGGCACGACTGGACATCGAGATTTGGCGGTCACGGGAAGCAACGAACAGAAATCAAGACAGGTCGCATCAATGATGGGTGTTGGCAATGCGTTTCACATAAAGCAGTGTTGTTTGTCTTTTGTATTTGCACAACAAAATAATAAGGCGCTAACCCTTATGACGCATCACCAACAAAAACATTCTAAACGGAGTTAATAGTTGATAGAAAAACACCAATACGTCAGAAGCAAAAAACTGCTAAAGATGGTGGCAAGCCTTGACTGCCAAGCCTGCGGAAGTGGGGAAATGGTGCAATCAGCACACACAAACTGGGGTGGGGGCAAGGGCAGAGGAATCAAAGCGGATGACAATCTGGTGGCGGCTTTATGCTTGAAATGCCATTACGAGATTGACCAAGGGAAAACACTTAGCAAACAGGAAAGGCAAGATTTATGGCAAAAGGCACATCAAAAGACAATAAAAGCACTGCAAGACCAGTGGCCCGTGGGAGTGCCGATGCCATGAAGATTGTGCAAAAGCCTGTTGACAAATTGATACCCTACATCAACAACAGCCGCACCCACAGCGATGAACAGGTTGCACAGATTGCCGCAAGCATTAAGGAATTTGGCTGGACTAATCCAATATTGGTAGATGGTGATAACGGCATCATTGCAGGCCACGGGCGGCTGATGGCAGCAAGGAAGCTGGGATATACAGAAGTGCCTACGATTGAGCTAAAAGACCTGACCGAGACCCAGCGCAAGGCATACATCATTGCCGACAACCGTCTGGCACTTAATGCTGGGTGGGACAATGAAATGCTGACCATAGAGTTAAACGACCTATTGGCAGATGGTTTTGCTCTAGAAATGCTGGGCTTTGACCCAAAAGAGCTGGACGCATTGCTTGAGCCTGAAGTGGTTGAGGGATTAACAGATGAGGATGCCGTTCCAGATGTGCCTGAAGAGCCAACCACTAAGCTGGGCGATATTTACCAGTTGGGCAACCATCGCCTAATGTGTGGGGATAGCACCAGCATTGATGCTGTCACGAAACTTACAAGCGGGGGGGGGGTAGATATGCTGTTAACTGACCCACCCTACAACGTTGCTTATGAAGGCAGCACAAAGGAAAAACTGACTATCAAAAATGACAATATGGCAAACGATCAGTTTCGTCAGTTTTTGAGAGATGCGTTTGTTACCGCTGACTTAATGATGAAAGCTGGCGCAGTTTTTTACATTTGGCACGCTGATAGTGAAGGATTAAATTTCCGAGGTGCTTGCGTCGATGCTGGCTGGACTGTGCGCCAATGCCTGATTTGGAAAAAGTCCAGTTTGGTAATGGGGCGGCAGGATTACCACTGGAAGCACGAGCCTTGTCTTTATGGATGGAAAGACGGCGCTGGACATCTTTGGGCGGCAGACCGCAAGCAAACCACCATTTTGGAATTTGATAAACCCAGCCGAAACGGAGAACACCCAACAATGAAACCAGTTGCGTTGTTTGAGTATCAAATGCTTAACAATACAAAAGGAGGAGACATCGTTCTGGATTTGTTTGGTGGAAGCGGCACAACCTTATTGGCGGCAGAAAAGCATGGTCGTTACGCCAGACTAATGGAACTAGACCCAAAGTATTGCGATGTAATAGTAAAGCGGTGGGAAGACTTTACAGGCAAGAAAGCCGTTTTATTGACAGAAACAGCAGAAACTGCTTAACATCGGACAAATTCCCCTCTATAAATGAATCACACACACGAACCCACAGACGAAACCCGCCGCTTGGTCGAATCCAGCAGCGGATTAGGCTTGCCACATGAATCAATCGCTTGCTTGGTGGGCATTGATGACAAGACCCTGCGAAAGCATTACAGGCACGAGCTGGACATGGGCAAAGCTAAGGCAAACGGGCAGATTGCTAAGACGCTGTATAGCAAAGCCGTGGGTGGAGACACCACAAGCCTTATCTGGTGGACAAAGACACAAATGCGCTGGGCTGAGACTGTTAAGCAAGAACACACTGGTGCAGATGGTGCGCCTCTGCTGTTTGAACGCATCGAGCGTGTGGTGGTGGATGCAAAAAACACTGAAGATTGATACGCCTCGCTGGGCATTGCCACTGACAAGCCCAAGCCGATACAAGGGCGCATGGGGTGGTCGGGGCAGCGGAAAGTCTCATGCCTTTGCCGAGCTGATGATTGAGGAACACATCATTGACCCAAGGCGCAGAAGTGTTTGCGTCAGGGAAATACAGAAGTCACTGAATCAATCGGTGAAACGTCTGCTGGAAACCAAGATTGAAGCTATGAACGCAGGGGCTTACTTTGAAGTACAGGATTCGGTTATCAAGTCCAAAAAGGGCGATGGGGCAATTATTTTCCAAGGTATGCAGAACCACACCGCGGACAGTATTAAGTCGCTGGAAGGGTACGACTGCGCTTGGGTAGAGGAAGCGCAAAGCCTAAGTCAGACCAGCCTTGACCTACTTAGGCCAACAATCCGCAAACCCAACAGCGAGTTGTGGTTTACTTGGAATCCAAGACAGCAATCCGACCCAGTGGATTTTCTACTGCGTGGACCAGAACCGCCAACCGACAGCACAGTTATCAAGGTCAACTTTGGTGAAAACCCGTGGTTTCCACAAGTCTTAAAAGATGAAATGGAGTACGACAAGCGGCGTGACCCTGACAAGTATCAGCACGTTTGGATGGGTCAGTACCTGAGAAACAGCAACAGCAGAGTATTCAGGAACTGGAAGATTGAGGACTTTGAAGCCCCAGCAGAGGCAATCCATCGACTTGGCGCAGATTGGGGATTCTCGGTAGACCCGACAGTTTTGGTGCGTTGTCACATTCTTGGGCGAAGTCTTTACATTGACTATGAGGCGTACATGGTTGGCTGTGAGATTGTCAATACGCCTGAATTATTCATGCAAGTGCCAGAGGCAGAGAAGTGGCCTATCGTTGCCGACTCAGCCCGACCAGAGACCATCAGCCACATGAAGCGCAATGGCTTTTCTAAAATCATGACTGCGGTCAAAGGACCAAAGTCGGTCGAGGAGGGCATTGAGTTCTTGAAGAACTACGACATCGTTGTTCACCCTCGCTGTATTCACACCATTGACGAACTGAGCCTATACAGTTATAAATCAGACCCATTGACTGGGCGAATCTTGCCCCAGCTTGAGGACAAAAAGAACCACGTAATTGATGCTTTGCGATATGCGTGTGAAGGCATCAGGCGGTCAGCGGTCACAAAACCAGCTACATTTACGCCATTGCCCAATGTCAAACGCTGGTAGATAATCGCCCCAAAAGGACAAATATGGCACGAATACCCAACGACCAACGCCTTGCAAATCTGCACTCTGAAGCATTGCGCCAGTTCAACGACATACAAACTGCGCTGCGGGATGAACGTCTGCAATGCCTACAAGACAGACGTTTCTATTCCCTTTGTGGCGCACAGTGGGAAGGTCCATTGTGGGATCAGTACGAAAACAAGCCTAAGTTTGAAGTCAACAAAATTATGTTGGCAGTTATTCGCATCGTCAATGAATACCGCAACAACCGCATCACTGTTGACTATGTAAGCAAAGACGGGACACAGAACGACAAGTTGGCTGAAGTCTGCGATGGGTTGTACCGTGCTGATGAACAAGCATCGGTGGCTGATGAGGCTTACGACAACGCCTTTGAGGAAGCTGTTGGCGGTGGTATTGGTGCATGGCGTTTGCGGACTGTCTACGAGGACGAAGAAGACCCAGAGAACGAACGCCAGCGCATCAGGTTCGAGCCAATCTTTGATGCTGACAGTTCCGTATTCTTTGACCTGAATGCCAAGCGGCAAGACAAGTCGGATGCCAAGTATTGCTTTGTGGTCACCAGCATGACCCGTGAAAGCTACAAAGAAACCTACAACGATGACCCAACGGATTGGCCAAAAATCATCCACCAATACGAGTTTGATTGGGCAACACCTGACGTTGTGTTTGTTGCTGAGTATTACAAGGTCGAGGAAAAGACCGAGGTCATCCGCATATTCCAAGCGATTGACGGGACTGAGGAACGCTACACCGCCACCGATTTTGCGAACGATGAGACGCTAGAAGAAACCCTGATGGCAGTCGGCACTCGTGAGGTGCGCCAAAAGCGTATTAAGCGGATGCGTGTTCGCAAATACATCATGTCGGGTGGCAAGGTACTGGAAGATGCAGGCTACATTGCAGGCAGGAATATTCCCATCGTGGTGGTCTACGGCAAGCGATGGTTTGTGGACAACATCGAGCGTTGCATGGGTGCTGTGCGCTTGGCTAAAGATGCCCAACGCCTCAAGAATATGCAACTGTCCAAGCTAGGCGAAATCAGCGCACTGTCCAGCATCGAAAAGCCCATCATGACCCCTGAGCAAGTAGCAGGGCATCAAGTGATGTGGGCTGAAGATAACCTGCGGGATTACCCTTATCTGTTGGTTAATCCGATTACTGGACCAGATGGAAATACGCAAGTAACTGGACCATTGGCTTACACCAAGTCTGCGGCAATCCCGCCTGCGATGGCGGCTTTGTTAGCAATCACCGAACAGGATATGCAGGACATTTTGGGCAACCCGCAAGGGGCTGACAAGATCGTTTCTGGCGTATCAGGCAAAGCGGTGGAGATGATACAAACCCGTGTGGATATGCAGACGTTCATTTACATGAGCAACTTTGCCAAGGGAATGAAGCGATGCGGTGAGATATGGCTTGGTATGGCAAAGGAAATCTACATTGAGGACAAGCGCAAGATGAAGACCATTGCGCCAACAGGTCAGGCTGGCATGGTCGAGTTGATGCAACCCACGATTGACACCGAGACTGGTGCTGTGGTGATGGCAAATGACTTGTCGAGTGCCACATTTGATGTGGTTGCCGAGGTTGGCCCATCGTCCAGCAGTAAACGTGCGGCTACGGTCAGGGCGTTGACTGGGATGCTGCAAATCACCCAAGACCCAGAAACAGCCCAAGTCCTGACTGCGATGGCCATGATGAACATGGAAGGCGAGGGAGTTGGGGATGCAAATGCTTATTTCCGCAAGAAGTTACTGCGGATGGGCGTTGTCCAACCAACCGATGATGAAGCACAGGAAATGATGGCAGAGATGCAAGGCAAACCGCAAGACCCGAATTCGATGTATCTGCAAGCAGCGGCTGAAAATGAAGTGGCAAAAGCCGCAAAAGCCAGAGCGGACACTGTTGAAACGGTGGCAAGTGCAGAACTCAAACGGGCGCAAACCTTGCAGACTTTGGGCAAAGTTGACCAAACAGCGCAAGAGATGGCGATGACAAATGCAGAGGCCGTGCAAGAAATATTGCGTGGTCAGATTGTGCAACCTGTTGCGAATCAGTAAAAAACAAGCGAGAATCAAACAAACGGTTACCACCCAGCCGTTCAAAGTGGGTGAGTTGAATGGGGTCAAAGATGAATCAAAAGGCAGTAATTGAAGACAATGAAGTTGAGGTAGAAGAAGAGGAAATCGAAATCAGCAAACCCGTTGAAGAGATTGAACCAGAAGATACCGAAGAAGTTGTTGTCAGCATTGGTGAGGAAGCGCCACCTCCCGAAGAACATACTCCTGCGCCTGAATGGGTAAAAGAGTTGCGTAAGACGAACCGAGAACTGCAACGGCAGAATCGTGAATTGCAAGGCAGGCTACAAGCCTCACCACCTGAGACCAAACCAGTGGTGATTGGAAATAAGCCAAAGCTGGAAGATCACGACTATGACGCTGATAAGTACGAGGAAGCATTAGAAGATTGGTTTGACCGGAAACGGCAGGCCGACGAAGCCGAAGCCAAGCAAGAAGCTGAAGAGATGAATCAGAAGAAAGCTTGGCAAGCAACGCTGAATGCCTACGGAAAAGCGAAAGCCGAGCTGCGAGTCAAAGACTTTGACGAAGCCGAGGCCGTGGCCGATGAGCTGTTTAGCGTCGTTCAGCGGGGCATCATGTATCATGGTGCGGATAACCCCGCCCTCGTTGTCTACGCACTCGGCAAAAACCCCAAGAACGCGCAAGAGCTGGCCGTCATTAAAGACAACGTAAAGTTTTCTTTTGCGGTCGCAAAACTGGAGAAAGATTTGAAAGTCACAAATCGCAAAGCAGCCCCGCCGCCAGAAAGAATCGTGTCAGGAACTGGCCGAGTCTCTGGGTCGGTGGACTCAACCCTTGATCGGCTGAGAG